GCCCACTGCACCAAATGTGTCTCTAGGAGCTCCACCGACCAAATCTGTGGCCAATCTTGGTGTCTTTTTAACAAATGTCTTGGTACTGGCGTTCCATTCAAAAATACCCCAGTCGGTATCGGTAGTATTCAACCAATACGTACCGTCAGCAGGTTCTCCCACTGGACGACTGGCGCTGCCTACTATGGCATCAAGATTGATGTCGGCTCTTATTACAAAAGCACGATTGCCCAATCCCAATGCACTATATGCTGCCATGAGACCATACTCGTTGATAGGACTACCGTGAGCGGGAGTTCCTGGGCTGGTCTCACGAAATACCGGTAGACCGAATCTATTAATTAATTCTCGTTGACTACTGACTGCTGCCAGCACTCCTGCATTGGCTTCGGTGGTGCCGGGTGCTATTGCACCGTTGACTGTTTTATTGGTAGCTGTGGCAATGACAAACAATGGCACTGTGGCCTGGGCAGAGGGCAAATAAGTGCTTTCGTCAATGACTTGTATTTCTAAACCTGGTGATGTTAGTGCCATTTTCTTGATTCCTTTTAGAATAAGTTATTGTTATTTATTCTAAAATATCAAAATACACCGGTTTAGCTGCCCTTTACATGCCCTTTGCCTATATAAATACGTTTATGATTCGACCCAAATGTCAATATTGTTTTCGTAATTCGGCAGCGATCAACTACAAAAGAAAATCTAAAACTTATTACAGAAAACTGTGCGATCAATGTGTTAGACAAAATCGACAACCAAGAGACCCTGTGCCACCGTGGTATCGCTCCGGTTATAAACTAAAAGATCGCTGCGAAAAATGTAACTTTCGAAGTCGAACAGAAGGACAAATATCAATATGGTTTATTGACGGCAACGAAAACAATGCTCACTGGAGTAATCTCAAATCAATTTGTGCCAATTGCCAAATTGAACTTCGTTCTAAACCGTGGATTTGGTCTGCCATGGGGCCGCATCCGGATTTTTGACAATGTTATCCACTTGATGATATAACCAATTTAGATCTAAATTATTGTCAATGACAGAATCAAAATCATAGCCAACCCAGGCCCATTCGGAAGAATGGACCAATCTTTCGATTTCGGCTTGAGCAAATTGGTCGCCACTGTTGGCTTTAACGGCCAAATCATACCAACTGGGATTGGCACCACGTATTACACGAATACTTGACCCATTTAGACGTCTGATTGTGGCCAGTTCGTTGGGAAATCTTGCATCTGAGATCACAATGTTCTCATTGGAGTTTCTTAGGCGATTTTCTAAACTGGCTATCCAAATGTCATCATGAAATCCTCGACGACAAACTTCGGTGCCCCAATACTGCAATACCCACCGAGGAGTCAAATGCGGTATATCTAATCGTTCAGCCCACCAAGTGTCGACTTGTTCTCTCCAGGCACGACTTTCGGCAGTTCGTCCTTCCAACATTTCTCTGTTCCATCCAAACACTGCTGATACAGCATCCTTGAGTGTACCAGCAAAACTGACTTGGCGAAATCCATAAGATTCCTGTAAGTATTGACTTACTGTATCTTTACCACTACCAATGAAACCGCTGACTGTGATTATCATAAACTAATTTACTCCTCGGAGTAATTTAGCAAAAATTTATAGACAATGTCAACTGGTTGATTAGCCAATGATGAAAGTATAGGGCATCGCGCCATCGACATAATTCTTGAGATCTTCTTCTAGCTTGTCCATTAACTCTTTGGCTTCGGTTTTTAGGCTAGCACCATTCAAAGTCGTGCCTCCCTGCGGACCTGCAATTGTGCCAAACTTTTCTCTGGCTTCGCCGATGGTAAACTTGGTCAATGCATAAGCATATTCCTGTATCCAGGGCTGTGCCATATGATCAGACAACAGTATTTGATCTGGTTTATAGTTATAGATCCACAACAACACACTCTCACCATTGTCGGGAATCTTTCTAACAATGGTAAGTTTTTTAGTCACAGGATTAAAAGTAAAATTAATCATGCCACCGAACATACGCATGGCCAACTCTTGATACTGCGAGAATAATTCGTAGTTGGCCAACCCGCCTACTCGACCAGCAACCAACATATAAGTATTCAAATATCCACTGGCAAAAGGCTCAAATTGACTGGCCGTTGTTCCTGTTACACTACCGATACCTCGTCGAAATATCTGCTTGACAGACATGATCTCCTGTGGCAGGATGTATTCTTGTTTTTCTTTGACTAAATCTAGAAAAGCATAACTTTCTTCAACACTGTTGCTACTTCTCTGTCGATATCTTATCAAGGACTGCTTGATGGCCATGTCGTAGTGCTCTTTGTCTGCTTCGACATCAACAATCTGATCGCCCAATCTCAGCCTTATATAATCGACTATATTGTTTTTTAAATATTCAACGGTCTCGAGTTGATCGGTGACATCTGTGGTCATAAGTGTGATCCTTTTGAATATTTATCCAAGGTCATACCGAAACCGTCGCGGTAACTTACTCCACTTTCAATAGCACACAGTCTTCGTTGATGCGTCCATTGGCACGAGCTTCTACAGCATTGATCTCGTCCAAAAACTTACGCAATTGTATCTTGCTGGCTTTCATAAATTTGGCCAGCACTTCGGCAGGTTTACGAACAGTCTTGCCCACGCTCTTGGCTTCATCATAGCCCACAATCGTAGTGCCTTTGACTGTCAGTGTACCAACCAATTCCTCTGCTTGATAACGATACAGTTTACGTGTCTTGGTATTGTAGACCCACAACTTGCTGGCCCCCACGATATCAACTGGATTGATACTGGTGATTTTCAGCGTCTTGTCCTCTTTGAGGTACTTCATCTTGCTGACCAATTTGTCTTTGCTGGGAGATTTTTTGACTCGTGCTTTGCGTTCTACTTTTTTGCTCTGAGTAAAGGCATCCAAATCCGTCATCAGCTTTTCATAAAAACTCAGAACTTTTTTCATCTTGGGCTTGGTAAACCCTCGATATGCTTCCTTGAGCTGTGCGTCATTGCCTTCTGCTGCCAGTTGGAACTCGGATTGCTGACGAGCCACAACATGACGAACTTTGACTACACTGCCTTGAGGACAACCAGTCTGCTTGAGCCAATCATAAAGATTGAACTCTCGGCCTTGAAACAAGAACTCGTCAATCTTGCCTTCAATCTCGCCAATGATCTCGGCAGTTTTCTCTGCCACACGGTCAGCAATAGTGACTTTGACTGTTGGTGCGATAATGGCACGCTCTTCTGCTTCGGCCAGAGCTTGATTATTATGGATTACTTGTCGAACTGTGTCGTGCATGTATTTGAGGTGTTCTTCGCGAAAAGGCATACCGCGAAGATTGCTGACCACAAGACTACACAATGTAATAGGACAGAATTGGTCGTTGCTTTTGATAAAAATCTTGATATCGCGCTGAGTATAAAAACCAGTTCCTTGCATCCACTCTACCACGTATTTTTTGAGATCTCGGCTGCTGTACATGTAACTGTACCAGCGCAGGCTACGTCTGAGATGCACGTTAAACTCGTCATTGGACATGGCCTGAGCCCGTTCTGTATCCCAAATTGGCTCAGGTCCCAAATACTTTTCGTCGGCGCTGAGCCCACTGGCAGCAAGTTTGGCCAGTTTGGGATGTTGTGGTTTTTTAGCCACAGGTTTATCAACCAATTTGATACGAGCCATATCTGTGTCCTTTTACCAAAAATACAGTATACAACAATTTATCACCGCTGTCAACCTTGAGTTTTCGGATAAATATTTGATCAGCAAGGAGAGCTAAAATTCCAAGACTAAGCATGTGGAAAGAAGGTCGGCATAGCAATGACTACCGATACTTCGATCGTCAAATCAGCGAAATGTTTACGGTGGGCGGTGTGGGTATCAACTTACACAAATATCTCGGATCCGGTGCGTCCGGTGTTGGATTAACTACCAGTGCCTCGCAACCCAGCCCAGGTATTACGCTGACATTTGCCGATACCAGCACTGTCAAAGCTGGTGATTTTGTGTTTGGCACTGCTGTTGTCAAAGGCACTACCATAGTATCCAAGACCGGTACCACAATCAAACTCAGTCAGGCCACTACATCAGCAGTGACCAGCGGAACCACAATTAAATTCAGTGTCAGTGCCACTGAGCCTGCCTATATCAATACCAGTGCCCAAAATATACAAGATTTATTGTTTTTGGAAAACAGAGATCGCATATACGATCCCAACATTTACGCATTGCGTGGAATTTATACTGCCAGCGACAACGATTTCGAATTAAGCCAATTTGGTTTGTTTTTAACCACTGGTACTACATTTATGGTATTTCATATCAATGACATGATCGATATAATAGGAAGAAAGATCATGAGCGGCGATGTGTTGGAATTTACACATCTCAAAGATTTTCAAACTTTAAATGAAGACTTACCAGCAGCATTAAAAAGATATTATGTAGTTGGCGATACCAGTCGTGCCAGCGAAGGATTCAGTGCTACCTGGTGGGCACATCTCTGGCGTGTAAAACTGACCCCATTGGTAGACAGTCAAGAGTATAAAGACATATTAAATACCATCAAAGCCGGCGAAGACACGGAGGAAACATTGGCAGACGTATTAAGCACATACCAAACTTATAGTGATATCAACGATAATATCATATTGCAAGCAGAAAAAGATGTGCCTTATAGTGGATACGATACCAATCCTCTTTATACTAAAGCAGTGAAAACCGACGGCTACCCCGAAGATCCCGACTATGTCACTGCTGACCAAACCAATATCAATGTCGCCAGCAGTTTATGGACTGCCGATCAAGTTGTACAAAGTCCCGATAAAAGCATACAGGGCTACCTTACTGGGGACGGAATACCGCCCAACGGACTAAAAGTTACCAGCGGCGTGACTTTTCCCACCAATCCCAAATTTGGACAATATTTTCTTCGCAGCGATTTTCGTCCCAATAGATTGTTTCGATGGAATGGTAGAAGGTGGGACAAAATCGAGGACGTTGTCAGAACAAGACTGACACGCGGGCCAGATAATCAGACTCTTCATAGTACTTTTGTTAACAATACCAATACATATACAAATAGCAGTGGCGAAGTATATGATGAGCGACAAGCTCTCAACGAAATATTCAAACCCAGATCGGATGTTTAATAATGGAACAATTTTTCTATAGCGGACAGATACGTAGATTTGTGACTCAGTTTATACGTATGTTCAGTAATTTTCAGGTTCAATTTGGACAAGACCGAGACGGCAATGTCAGTCTATTACGTGTACCCGTAATCTATGGCGACATGGATCGCCAAATTGGGCAGATATTACGTAACAACAGCGAGAATGCATTAAACCATGTGCCAGCAATGGCAGCATACATCACTAATTTGACCTATGACAGAGATAGGATACAAGAACCCTATCATGTCAGTAAGGTACATCTCAGAGAAAGACAATACGATCCTGTCACTGGTAATTATACTGTAAATCAACAAGACAGTATCACTGTGGAAAGACTGATGCCAGTTCCCTACAAATTAGAAATGAAGTTGGATATTTGGACCAGCAATCAAACACAAAAACTACAACTCATCGAACAGATCTACACATTGTTTAATCCGGCATTGGAAATACAAAATACAGATAACTATCTAGATTGGACTAGTTTGAGTATGGTCACATTGACTCAAAATACTTGGAGTAGTAGAACTATCCCAGCAGGTGCTGAAGATTCGATTGATATTACATCGATGACTTTTGAAATGCCAATTTGGTTGAGTACACCATCTAAAGTCAAGAAATTGGGTGTGATACAAAAAATTATTGCCAGCATCTATGATCCCCGCGGCGAAATTGATGACAGTATATTCACCGAAAGCAATCTAGTGAGTCGACAATACATTACTCCCTTGCAATATGGCGTAATATTATTAGATAATACACTACTGTTAGTCAAACAAAGCGAAATACCCACAGAAGATGGAAAAATAGGAACCAAAGATAGTTGGCCAGCATTGATCGATGTCTACGGAAGAATCACCGAAGGATCTAGTCAAATAAGACTACAAATTGATGCCAGCGGCACTGAAGTTGTTGGCACCATTGAACTACACCCCACTGACAACAGTTTGTTGGTATTTAATGTCTTTGAAGACACGTTGCCTGTTAATACCCAGGCCCCTATCAGTGCCGTTGTCGATCCGTTGACGGTAGATCCCGACAACACTGATATCATACACCCAGCAGCCGGAACAAGATATTTGATTCTGTCTGACATCGGTAGTGCAGACGACAACGAAATCGCATTGGCATGGAAAGGTCTCAATAATCTAGAGTTGATAGCAAGAAAAAACGATATTATAGAATATAACGGGGCCAATTGGTGGGTTAGTTTTGACAGCAACGAAATTGACAGTACAGAATTTGTGACCAACTTAAATACAGCTATACAATATCGTTGGGACGGAACACAGTGGATCAAAAGCATACAGGGTCATTACCCGGCGGGTCGTTGGACCATACTATTATAAATGGTATTCGTAGTGTAGGCGGATTAATTTATTGTACTGATACAAATCGCTATCTATTCTTATTAAGAAATGGTCAAAAGTATGCAGGTACATGGAGTATTGCCGGCGGCAAAATAGAATCTGACGAATCGGTAATCGACGCTTTAATTAGAGAAATACAAGAAGAAATTAATTTTGATATTGCAAAATTTAAAAAGATTCCTTTGGAAACTTATACATCTGCAGACAATTATTTTTGTTATCACACATTTTTAATTTTGGTTGATCGAGAGTTTGTACCGGAACTAAATCACGAACACCGAGGATGGGTATGGTGCACCATCGAAGACATACCAAAACCCACGCATCCCGGTTTATTCAAGACTGTCAAAATCGAAGAGATTGCCAATAAAATCAAAAACGTCGAATCATTGTTTAATTAGTTTTGATTCTTTAATTGTTCTAGATCGTTTCGTAATTGATCTACCTCGTTGGACAGTTCTTTTATTGCATTTACAAGAACAGGTATTAGGTATTCATGTGACATGCCTAAATGATCTGGATCGTCTGTATTTACAATAATATCTTCGCCTTGCTCCAGAGATAAAACTTCTTGAGCGCAAAATCCAAAACGCTTTCTGTCATCTCTGATTTCATTTGTTTCACGATTCTTAAATGAGTACGTAATTGGATTGATTTGACGGAGGAAAGATTTGCCAAACGGCACCGGTCCGTAGATACACTTATCTCTCACATCAGATGCAACCGACCATGCAATTTGTATACAGGCAAGTGTGCTACAAGAATTACCTATTACAATTCGGTTCGATTGTGTGTTTGTGAAAGCAAAAGCTGACCCAGCGTGATACCCCAAGAAAACATTATTACATCCCGATTCGTGTCCGTAACCTGCAAGTATCCCTAAAAAGGTATTATAACATCCGCTAGAAGTAAAGTAACCAGCGGCATCGCCGATGAAGGTATTGCAGCCTCCTATGGTGTTATTTTTACCTGCAGTAAATCCCAAAAAGGTGTTACCGCCCCCGCGGGTGTTACTAGATCCACTATCGAAGCCTATAAAAGTATTAGCTGAGCCTGTGGTATTAGCTGAGCCTGCACAGAATCCAGCAAAGGTATTAAAAGATCCGCAGGTATTAGATGCGCCTGCACAGAATCCAGCAAAGGTATTATTGCATCCTGTAGTATTATTAGTACCTGCCCTAGTACCAATAAAAATATTTTGTATTCCGTTTGTATTAGCTTTTCCTGCTTCGTATCCTATGAAAGTATTTTGACGTCCTGTGGTATTAGATGCACCTGCACAGAATCCAGCAAAAAAGTTTTGACATCCGGTAGTATTAGCGGCCCCGGAGTTAAATCCCACAAAAGTGTTTGAACTGCCAGTGGTATTGGCCTGTCCAGCAGATACCCCCAAAAAGGTATTGTTGCAACCAGATGTATTATTAGTACCGGCAAAATTTCCAATAAAAGTATTTGCACTACCGTCGAGAGTACAGTATCCAGCACCGGATCCCAGAAAGGTGTTGCTAGATCCAATGGTATTAGTAATACCAGTGGCCCAGCCTACGAAAGTGTTGTTAGATCCAGTGGTATTATTAATACCTGCTGCATATCCCAAAAAGGTATTTTCGCAACCGACGGTACCAAATCCTGCGTTTTGGGCCGTAATCGCCCAACATCCACTAGCACCGGTTCCGGTCAATGTTGGAGCATAACTGTTAAAATTTCCACTGTGAAGCATTGTACTCCACGATTGACTTCCGTTATTGTTGGTGTTTCTAAAATACCAATTTTGATCAAAAAAACTAGCAGCAATCTGCATGGCGTAATAGTTGGCATTATCGCTATGTCTAACAGACAACAGATGTTGCCAAGAACTATCGTTCAAAGGCCATCCTTCTGCGGTTGTTCCCGAATTTGTTTGATATAATCCACTATAGAAGCCACTGAATCCTGCTATATTATCTCTAGTCACTGAGTTTAAAGAAAATACCGGAGTTGTAGTTGTTACAGAATTTCCCAAAATATTGATATCATAAGTGCCGCTTGCTTCAAAAGTTCCGCTGTAACCACTGTAACCACTGTATCCGCTAAATCCACTGTAACCACTGTATCCGCTGAATCCACTGTATCCGCTGACACTTTCTCCACTATAGCCACTGAATCCCGAGCCGCTATAACCACT